TAGATATAACCGCTAGTAGACAAACTTTCGGTCATCTTTTGTGCGATAGCAGCAATTTGCTATGCACAAAAAACAACATTCTTTAGAGCTTCAAAAGCTACTCGCTGCCAAGCTAGTAGAGCGCGGTTTTGGTAAACCGATGGCGGGTTATTTCGCTCGCATCGTCTGTGATTATCCTGCTGGTATCAGTGAAGCTGATCTCCGTTTTATTCTTATCCTTTCCGAATGCTTAGGGGACGCGCAAGCTGAGATTCATAATCGGCAAGTTCTCGATCAAGTTTTTACCAATCTGCCTGCTGTTTCATTAACAACCAACCGAGAGGAAAACTGCTATGCGTGGGAAGTGTGATTCACCGTTTGAACAAAATCGGATAACTCGCTGGCTTCCGCCTTCGGATTTGATCTGGCTGGAATCCCAAGCGCACCGGCTCCGGGTGGCTGGCATCGATGCGCGGGTCGTGTCGCTTGGCAAGTTTCTGGGGCATTCACGGCGTTTTGCCGTCGCGCGTTTTGACCGGGTTTATTTGACTTCTCGTGTGAAATGGCGACGACAACAGTTTTTTCAGCCGGTGGTGCAATCGTGAAAAATCTCACTCGAAAAGAATCTTGTTCTTGCCGGGTGGCGGATTGCGTTCTAGCGGTCGGGTTGTTTTTGGTTGGGACCGGTTTTACAATCGCTTACATCCTCCGGAATTGTAAATGAAAAAATACAATTATCTAGTTATGCACACTTGCCCGGTCTGTCTTTCACCTTTTAATTTTTGCTGCGATTACGACGGCACGGTCCTTCCTTTTTTGCACTCGCAACGACTCTACAATTTAACAATTTCGACCACGGAACGGGAAGAGGGTAAAAGTCCGAGTCAAACAAACTCTGGCCTCTCTTCCCACCGTGGCGAGAAAACGAGGTAGCAAAATGGTTAGTAAATTCATGGTTCATAAAGAGGTTTATAACAAGTGGCCAGCCAAAGGTGAGAAGCCGTCTGGTGAATCCTTTGACGTGGATCTGATCGACATGTCGGAGCCTGCGGAACATTCCTATCGTGGAATGCTGCCGTATCGGCTGACACCGGAAGAAAAAACAAAGTATTGGGGCAAGTTGGAGCGGCGGGAAGTGAACATCGGTGTTCACAGCATTTTGGCGACTCCACGCGGTCCGGTACTTAAAGGCGCGATTGTCTCCGTCGAGGAGTAACGATGCCTGAAGTGGTTGACAACTATGCTTATTCGTTGGCGCGCATTAATTGGGACTTATTCGGTACTTTGACATTTACAAAGTCCGTCCCACCCACGAAACGAGCGTTTGGCATGGCTTGGGCGCATTTTTATCAGGCTGCCAAACTTGTCAACCGTCCCTACGGTCAGCTCTTGATTGCATTGCGTCCAGAGCTTGGGGAAATGTTCGGTCGGTTTCACTTCCACTACTTATTGGGAGGGACACTGGCAAGCAATGTGATTACGTTAGCGCATACGCTCGAATATAAGTGGGCGGGTTTTTCGGGTCTCGGTGCGTTATCAAAGATTCGGGCATACGACCGCACAAAAGCTGGTGTGGAGTACGTCACCAAGTGTCTCTCATCGGGGACGCTTGGGGCGAACGAGTACGAATTGCGAAAATTCAACTTGTCCGATTCAGTGACGCTGTCTCGGTCTGTGTTTCGTGTAATCGAAAGCGCAGAACGTATTGGGATGGCGCATGCAGCTTGCGCGAGGAAAATAATGGCCGGTGCTGAACCGGTAGCTAGTTAGTTGTTTTGGTTGCGGCCTGATCTAATTGAGGGCGTCGGCTTTGAGGGGCGGCAGATTTGGTTAGCAAATATGGTGCAGAGCCAAGACGAGGCGTTTAACTAGCACAAACAAGGTTATTACTGGCCTTCCTCGTAAGACTTCGGGTTCCCTGCGGGGCGCGGGCGGGTGCGTCGGCTTTAGCCGATGCCCCGCCCAGCCTCGTAGGGCAGCTTGAAGAAGAGGTGTGCCCGGATGTGTAACGGAAAAGACGTGACAACGTCTGCGGCATTCGTTATCTCGTTTGGTGTGCAAGTATTTCTTCTACTAATAGCAGTCTTTTTCTTCTTTGTTTTGGTCAAATTCGTTCTTCCCATTCTCAATTCAAAAGGCAAGGGGGGTTCTGTTGTCGCTGGTGTTTCCTATGAACGACGCAAAGATTTTCTGACGGCGGCGGAACGTTCCTTTTATGGTGTGCTACTGCAAGCGGTCGGGAATGACTTTGTGGTGTTCTCTAAGGTTCGGCTGTCGGATGTTGTGCAACCGATTCGCGGATTGTCTGCTGGTGACCGGCAACGGTTACTCAATCGGGTTGATCGAAAGCATTTAGATTTTGTCCTGTGTGACCGTCAAACTGTTCAAGTCGTCTTAGCAATCGAGTTAGACGATTCATCACACGCTCTGCCAGATCGGAAGCAAAGCGATGACGTAAAAGATGTTAGTTTATGTCAAGCGGGAATTAAAATTTTGCGTGTGCCAGTTCGGCAAGCTTATTCACCGAGTGAGCTTTCTTCCCTCGTAAAAGCTCTAGTTTCTTCCTCAAAATAGTCTGCACATCTAATCACATCTCCTGCACTAGCGGGATTTTCTGAATCCTGCCATTCTTTGGGCATGACAAGTCATGCACAAGTGCAAGTCGCTAATCTGCGGGGGCAAATATGAGTTGGGTAATTCCTGTTTGCCTTCGCATGATTGCCTTTTATCTCGTCGTCAAGACGTCGTCTTACATTTTCAAAAAGCTGTCGGAGTTCTTCAATGGAAGGAATGTCTGATGGATTATCAAACTTTAATTTTGTCGGGCATGGCGGTTGGGTTCGCATCGGTCGGGACCATGTGGATCGCGGTCTTTGGTTATCTTGCAATCGTCAAAGCCTTTTCAATGTCTGCTTCGGAGTAAAAAAAATATGAAAAACAAAATCTTAATTCTGGCTATCCTGTTCATGGTTGGCTCTGTCTTTTCTCAAGATTGGGTTCCATCTGGTGATGGATTTATTTCTACGGATGGTCAGGGAATACTGCTCTTTAACTGGTTAGGACAGGGGAGTTTGGTTGTTATAGATAATATCGGGAATCAAATGACGGTCAATCCTACCTATGTAAGTTCTTTTCCAGTTTCTTTAGATTCATATAACCAAGGGGGGCATTATTATTCCTCTTGGGCTGCTGATTTTGGTGATAATTCTGATACCGTCATGATTTCACCGACACCTGCGCAAGCTCTGGCTTTTGTGGCCTCGGCGGGGATAGATTCAAGTTACTATCAGTATATATCGCCTTTGCTGGCGCAGACTGGCCTCTCTAGTCTTGACCCTGCCCCACCACAACCAACCTCACTTGTGGACATATTGAGCGCGAACATTGGACAAACTTTAACTGCGGCTTTGCAAATTTTGGCGGCAGTTCTCGGTATTGGCGTCTTTCTCGTTAGCCTTTTTATCGCTTTGAAACTTACTCGAAATGCGTTTTGTCGGATTTTGTAGGTCGAAAAACTAACAAAAATCAAAGGGGGTGAAATAGAAAATGTTCAAGAAAATTGCAATCTTAGGTGGTGCGGTTTTGGCGGCTGGCTCGGTGTTCGCGGATGGCGACATTACCAGCACACTGCAAACGGCTGTCACGGGTTCTTTAACTTCAATCGGTACAGCGATTGGCGTTATCCTCGTCGCCTGTTTGGGAGTGGCCACTGGCTTCGTTGTGTATCGCCTCGTAAAAAAGGCTTTTACCAAAGCTGGCTAAGCGGTCGTTTCCGTATGGGGTGGCGAGTTTCTAGGCCTTGCCTCTCCTTCGGAGATTATCGCAATGGAAACTAATCTAGTTCAACTTGTTCAAGTCACGGCTGGCGGTGCTGTGGATCCTGTCCTGTGGATCCTCGCCTTCATTGCGGGTGAACTTTTGGCTTTAGGAGTTTTCGCGGCCATAAAGCCATGAAGATACTAAAACAAATGGCAGGGTGGGGGGTTCTCGCATGTCTGCTGGTCGCTCCTGCGGTCTCTCAAGCGCAATACTGCTACTCCAACACGAATGCCAGTCCAGCAAGCTGCACGTCCACGACTGGTATCGGCAAAGTCACTTGTATTTTTGAATCAACGACTGCGGTTTATGCGGGGTCGGCTGGCGTTTCGGGGGATGGAATCTTTTTTGACTGGTCGGGTGGTGAAGTAATTTTGCAATCACCAATGAATACTAGCCAAGTCATAACTGCATCCATCAATATGGGTTCTGGCGGGCAGACAATTACAGTCACGCCTCACTACAACTATGGAACGGCGACTTTCACGGCGACTTTACCGCCTGCGGTGAACGGTAAAAATATCGTTGTCTCTTTTCGTTGGTGTCGAACAGCGATGTTTGACAGTAGAATCGGGTCAATTTCGCAGTCGCAACGGACTGGATCTTGTTTCCCAACGTGTACCGATGGTCAAACGATATCTGTTAATTCAACGTGTAACGTCAATCTGAACGGTGTTAGTTGGACTGGATGGACTAGCATGACGGTCTGCTCTAACGGATCGCCTTTAACAATAACGCAATCCTGCCCGCAGTGTGTAGCGGCTCAAGGTGTGATGGCCGATACTTATCAAATTGTCAACGGTGTGGCTAAGGCTGTTCACTATTGGTATTGCTCTAATGGCGTTTGGACAGAGGGCTTCGCAACTGGTGTTTCTGGCCTTCCAACGTATGTTCATTATGAAGGTGACGGCGTTTCGGTCTATACTCCCGATGGTTCTGGTGACGGTCTCTTGCAAGTCGCTTCGCATGGGAATCAGATAAACTCGGCGGGTAACATCACGCCTCCGAATACGTCCAGTAATTCGCTCGCGAATCCTTCTTTGCCTCAACAACAAGTTTCGAGCAATGCGGTCAATATCGCTAACATGCCTGCTTTGCAAGCTGCGGTTAGTGGTGGGGCAAGTGGAACGGTTGCAGCCGTCCAGCAATCCTCCAAAGATATAGTGGACGCAATCAATAATCTGGCGGGTGATTCGACTTCTACAATGCCTGATTTTGGGACTCTTTCAGAAATTTCCAACGCGACAAACGGTTGGGGAAATCCAGCTCTCGCTCTTAGCAATCTTTCGTCTGGCCTGCCTAACATGGGTTCTTTAACCTTCGGTACGGTCGGGGTGCAATCGGATATTCCGATTGGAAACGTGGAAATCCTCGGCAGCACCACTTTCCTTCATGTCGATTTAAGCCAACATGCGGGCGTGATTGCGGCGTTTCGCGCGGCGGCCACAATGGCGCTTGGTATTTGGGCGTGGTTTCAGTCTGTCAAAATCATCAGGAGTGCCATTGCATGATGAGTATCGGTTCACTTTGGGATAAGTTCGTTGATTACTTCAATTCTTGGGGTTCGCTTCAACTTCAAAGCATGAAGTTTCTTATCGCTCTGATTACTTTCGCTCTGACGTATATCAAGCCACTGATGGATTATGTCTGTTCTTCGCTCTTAATCCTCACCACGAAAGTCGCTTCGCTGGCGGTTCCTTCTTTCTCGGCTGCGTATATTTCAACTGGATGGGATTACGCTGCTCCATATCTCGCCATCGCAAATTACGTTCTTCCAGTTCAAGAAGCGTTCGTCGTCTGCTCGGCCATGTCGGTCTTGTGGATTGTCGCAACCTCTTATCGGTTCATAAAGTCATGGATTCCCACCGTCAACTGAGAAAGGGGAAATGATTGAATGCTACGAGGGGCGTCTTGGCGGTGGTAAAACAATCTCGGCAGTCCTTCGGATGTTGGATGCGTGGTGCGCGGGCGCAACGGTATTTTCAAACGTGGCCATCAAGTGGGAGGAAGTCAAAAAGTATGTGCGGCAACACTGGCGGATGGAACTCGACGATCGACAATTTCAATTTCTCGACGATGAAAAGATTCACAACTTCCACCGTTTCACTCCTTCCAATTCGCTCGTGGTTATTGATGAAGCGCATTTGTGGTTCAATGCGCGCGATTGGTCGCAAACGGCCAACACTCAACGAGAGCTGCTCAATTTTCTCACGCAATCGCGAAAATATAAGACGGATATTATCTTTATTACCCAAGCGGCAGCGAATCTCGACAAGCAATTCATGCGGCTCATTCAGTTCGTCTGGCGGTTCCGCGACATGGAGAAGTTCCGTATCCCCGGTCTCGGCATCAAATGGCCTTTCAAACAGATCATGCAGATTCAACTCGACTATGACGGAAAAACGGTTTTGCAACGCAAATTCTGGACTAAGAGCAAGCGAATTTTCGCGCTGTACGATACTAACGCAATTTACCAAACCACCTTCCCGCGCTTGGATTATGTGCGCGGCATTCCAGTTAAAATCAAACGAAAGGTCTCAAAAATGTATATCGTAGTGATGGTTCTCTGTCTGCTCGGTGCGGTCGTTGGCGGCTGCAAAGTTTTTAGTTCGTGGGGGAAGGGGAATCCATTTCAAACAATTAGTGGGACGGTCGGTAATACGAATATGGCGGTTCAAGCGGTGGCTTCGGCTCCTACTGTCAAGCCGATCTGGCAACTGTGGGAAGATGGGACACTTCATCGCGAGGAAACGTTTCAGTTTTTATCTAAAGATTCGCGGGGGTTTGTGGTCGCGTCTGATGTCTGCGAATACGTTCTCGGTGGTGTCTCCAAGTGGGGGACGGTCGTCGGGCTGTCTGAAAAAGTGGCGGCGGTGAGATTTCATAACGGCGTGGTGCGGTATGTGGATTTTATTAAAAAGTCTTAAAAGCTGTTACCGCGCCGAGCGGTCTCTGCGGTTTTCGAACAGATGGAACTCGAGGAACACAAGGCGGTTCGTGACTGTTCATAATTCCGCAGAAGTGCGGAATGAATTTGGAACTTAAAAGCCCATCATCACTAAAAGCCTCCGGGTCGTTTAATTCTTTTCTGAAAAATAGTTGTTGACCATTTTGCGGTCCGGGCGTACAAGACTTTCATGCGCACACTAGATATAACCGCTA